GAAGACTGCTGTACCAGCCGTGAATGCGCTGTTACTATCATTTTTAGTACCATAATCACCTGAGATCAAACAATTATCTAAGTTGAATACTGAGTTACTTTGTGGTAGAGCTCCTGATGGTAGTGGTTTTAAATAATTTAAAGTATCTGCTTTTGTGAAATCTAAACCATAATAAGCTTTAGTATTATAAGCTCCGTTAATTACTGGACTTGATGTTACTAAAGATGCTGTTGGTAAAGTGTGTCCTGGCATTGCTACTGTTTCGACATAAGCTGCGTGACCCCAAGTAATTAACGATGGACTTGCTGCTTTTGTTTTAACTGCATTAGTAGCTGATACTCTGATATACTTACTAATGTTGTCATAGTCTCCAGTTCCAGTTACCAATCCTGTAGAGTCAACTGCGTAAGCTCTGTCTCCAATTCTTCTTGAAACGAAATTTGGAGAATCCGGATCTAAGTTCAAGTTAGAATAGGTTTCAAGAACTGTTGGTCTTTGATCTGTGTCAGTAAAGTCGCGAACTAGGAGTGTAAAAGTACCGTAGTCAGTACCAGGTAATGTACCAGGTAATGCGTTGTTTATAATTGATACTTTAATATCTTGATTACTTGCTGCTCCATCTGATAAGGTGTAAATCTTAAATAGATCTGTAGTTGTTTTACTTGCTCCAATAAGTTGTGAAGTAACCATTCCAGTTGCTGCTGGTTGGTAAGCTCCATAAACTGATCCTGACAAGTTTAAACTTCCTGATCCTTGTGCAAATGACCCACTGAAAAAAGTGAATACTGAAGCTGCGTTAGCTGTTACTGCCTCTTGGAACCAAATATATGCATACTCTTTTTTAGGTCCAAACACTGATGTGCCAAATACTTTAGCTATACTGTCTGATGCTGTTCCTGCAAATGAGAAGCTTGCTGATTCTCCTGTTACATTTGCTCCTGATACGATGAGTGATGCTGATCCTACTGCATTGCTAATAGTTGTTTTCGAAAAATCATTATTAGTGCTAGAACCAACCGTAGTTGTTGGTAATAAAAGACCATAGATTTTTTTATCTGATCCAGATGTAATTGCAATACCAGCAGTAGCATATCCACCCTCGGATACAACACGAACTACAGTAACAGATCCTGCACTTTTTAAGTACGACTTTACTGCGTAAGGTACATAATAATTTTCATTAGTGTCTCCGTACCAAGCTATAAACTGATCAAAGTTTTGAATTAGTTTAGGTACAAAGGCTGGTCCCTGTGTTGTGGGACCTACGATTGCCGCTCCGATTTGAGCGACTCCTGATGGTAAAAACGAAAGATCTCTCTCGTTAGTAAAGACACCAGGACTGACAATTTTTTCGGCCATGTTTTTATGTTTTTATAAGGTTTGTAAATAAATATCTCAATATAACCTCAAAACCGCCAAAACTAATCAGTCTGTGACATAAAAATTCCGGTTTCCATATCCAAAGAACCGGTCCCATATTTTACACTAAATTGCTCAGCTAATAGTTTTTCGGATTGATTGGCTTCAACAATTTCCATTGTAAGCTCGTCTTCTTGTTCGTTGAGTTTGTTTAAATACTCTGTGGCATTTTTCTTAGCCAACTTTAATTGAACAAGTTGGATACCAATCTCACTATATTTTGTTTGTAGTGCTTTAATTTGGTCCAGTTCTTCTTGTGTAAACTTCATTTCTTGTGACATATAACTTTTTATATAAATATATGTAAAAAAGTTAAGAAAGCCAAATTTAAGGATTTCTTCTTATAGAAGTGGTAAATCCATAATATTTTTGTTGGGCCTTTTATTACTATCATATCATATTAACTTACTACTCTTATCCAAATTGCAGGAAGAGTTGCTGATCCTAATCTATTAATTGTAGAGAATGCAGATGAAGTAGTAGGAAGAAAATCAGCTACTCCTGCGGTAGGTCTGACTCCTGATATATAATTTGGAACAGTAGTATTACCTGGGGTGGTTAATCCTAAAACATTATATGTGTTAGTATTAGGTACTGATCTACACGTAATTGTATTACTTCCGCTATGTTGAAATGCTGTATAATATAGTCCAGGGGTAAGAGTTAGTGTTTGGTTTAGTGAACCAGAACGTGTTCCTGTAGCTGATACTATTATGTTACTACATGAAGCTATTAAGTTCTGGGGGTTATAAGATATAGGGTCACTATTATATATACCTAAAGAAGCAGTGGTTGTAGTTGTACCTGAGGTAACCTCAAAAGACATAGATGTTATCTTTGTATCTTTTACTACTATAAAAGGAGCCAAAAGTGTTGTAATTCCAGTAGCTGATCCTGATGTTACAGCAACTGTGACTAGAGTAGGGGTACCCGTTATAAATAAATCCCATCTATCTAATGCGGTATAGTTTGCTTCACTTAATCCTCTATCTGATGTAATTGGTCCTACTACACTTAATGATCCAGAAATTGTTGCAGATCCAGTGTAAGGGAATGGAATTGCTCCTGCAACATATGAAGCTGTTAGTGCATAAGATGAACTTACTGCTTGTAAAACATATGAAGCAGTTTGGGCAGTAGTAACATATGATGCACTATCTGCTGTGCCTTTTAAACTTCCTGTAAAACCTAACGTTGATGTTGTTGAACCTGTTACTTCAAAACTACCACTTACTATTGTTCTTCCTATTAAAGTTTGAGTATCGTTTGTAGCATCTCCAAATTGATTTGAACCACTTGAATATATTATTGAAGATGATTCATAAGATACATTTAAGTATGTTACAGATGCTGTTCCATTTAATATTAAGTTACCATTAAAAGTAAGATCTTGATTTAATGTATTGAGATATGATGATGTTCCAGCGTATGAAGAAGAAATCGATGAAGAAGCTATTCCGTGTAATAATCCAGTAAATGATCCAGTAAATGAACCAGTATTATAAGATGATGTGAAATTATTAAAGTTTGTAGACGATAATACAGGTACATTATTTACTATAAAAGAGCCAGAAACATTAACACTTCCAGAAAATATAGCTGATCCTATGTTTGTAAGCGTTATGGATGATGCAGATGGATCTTCTATTTTAAATATTTCACCTGAGGATCCCGATACTACAAATATAGAAGACCCGCTACCTATAACTTGTAGTACTGTACTAGAGCCGGACAATACAGTACTACCCGTCACTTGCAAATTATTAAAACTACCAGAATCTATGTATAATGTAGGCATATATAATTACTATTTCTTTTTATAAATATCGTATCTTTGAGTTTTTATGGTCGACCGGCTATCTGAAAATATAAATCAACATCACTGCTAATAGGACCGTTATTGTGTATAGTATATTGATACGGTTCACCGTAGTTGTAAGGATAATCCCTGTCTAGACTGTCATAAGGAGTTTGCGATATTGTATCACCTAACATTATGTCAGTATCAGAATCAGTAGGCCTTACCCAAATATCCGTATACTGACCCGTAAACGTAAACAATAAATTGTATGTAGGATCGTCCGATTCTCTCTTAGTTATCGTATCCGATTCAGTGTAATCTACTCCATCTAAACTAACATCTATTTTTCGTCTAGCAGGAACAGACACAGAATAATATCTACCATAAACTCTAATTCTAAATGATGGCATTGCAATTCTTGTAAATCCATAGTTTTTAATGATAACGGTAGCGGTATTTTCTCGCGCATCCTCATGACCTGTGATTATTACTGACATAATGATTTACGAGTTAAAAGGCGTAGCAATCCAATAAACCGGACCGGTTAATGCTACTGATGAATTAGTATTAATAGTGAACCCTGCTGATGTTTTAGATTGGATTGTCAAGCTTCGAGCATCTTCGGCCGTAACTGTTACTGCATAACTATTATTATTAAAAGCAGTTCCAAATGATATGGAAGATGTTAAAGGCGTTCCGGCAAACGAAGCTGCCGAACCTGACCCTGCTTTAGGTTGTGATATAGATGATCCGTTAAGTAGTATGGATCCTGTAACCGCGAGTGATCCAGTAACCACTGATGTACCAATAACTCGCATTGGCGTTGAGCCAGAAACAACAAATGAACCAGTTAATTGTACTAGGTTAGATGCTTTTGTAAATGTGTAGTTTGCCGAGCCACTAAATACAGTGCTATCATTGAATTGAATAGTAGTATTAGCACCTCCTGGAGTTGTACTACCACCTCCGCCTATCGCTGATGATGCAGTATAAAAAACTTCATATGTGGTGGTATCATATGTTAATACGTGAGTTCTTGCTGCGGTAGTCAATCCAAAAAGTCGTATGCTTCCGGATAAAGACACACCAGGAGTAGTATCTACAGTGAATAAAGTGTTACTACCATTATCAACTTGAAGTATATTTGTACTAAGTTCATCTGTTACTTCCATTATAGATCCCAATGATCCGGATATGGAAAGTATAGTTGACCCACTTCTGTACAGATTGGTACTACCGGATATAAAGACTTGTCCGCGATTTACATCGGCGGTATCACCTACCCGCAAAACATTACTTTTACCCAATGTCATAGTGCAGCTTGAATCCATGTCAAACCTGGATGTATCAGCGAAACTTTGCGTTGATCCGGCTCCTAAGGCTAACCTATTTGTACCCGGATTGTATGTTAAATTTGTATCTACCTCAACATTATCCACGCCAGATGCTAAATTACCAAAATGTAAATAATGCGTTGCATCTGTGTTAGTACTTGATACAGCTACAAAACTTGCAGTTAATGCACTAATTGCTCGACTTGCAGACACTGCCCAACTGGCAGTTCCGAACAGACTTCCTGTAATTCCGTTTGTTACGGTAAGAGAGTTTAAAGCAGTATTTGAACCGCTTACTACGACGCGTTTCCAACTAGGCATCTAGTGCCTCCTTTCTTACTTCGCAGTTGCTAAAATGCCATCTTTTCATTGCCATGGCCTCGTTGCACATTGCTTCGTAGTGTTTTGTATAATCCATTTATCAGTTTTGAGGTTGGTTACAGAATTGTGTCTGCCCACTTCCCCTTTCAGGGCCGCATAATTTAATATAAATATCGAGTTTAAACAAAACCTAGATAATAATCAGTGCCATCAAAATAGATACCTCCTGCTACTGCTGGTGGAGTCGAAATTGCTGTTATTATTAATGGGGCTATTGCCGAGCTTCCTGATATTAATAAGGATCCAGTTAATGATACTGAATTGCTTGATGAGTTAAATGTAAAATTACTTGATCCACTAAAAACCCCGCTATCATTGAATTGTATAGTTGTATTAGCTCCACCCGGTGTACCACTTCCTCCTGTTCCACCATTTAAAGCATAACTTGCTGTTAATGCATAGCTTGATGATAATATCGAGTTTGAACCATATGGACCATATACATTTGATGAAGTTACAAACGACGCTGTACCTGCGTATGATGCTGAGCCAGCATTGAGTGCGTAACTACCTGTCTGAAATGATTGTGAAATGTGTTCAAGAATCCATTTAAAACTGTATCCCATTAGTGATTATACTTTAGCTATAAATATCACTCTAATGAGATATATAAATCAGTATCTGTAAAATAGAATAGTCCAACTCTTGATGGCATCCCTGTTGGTGGTGTTGTACCTTGTGTAAATAAACCAAAACTACCTGTAACACTTAGTGAGCCTGTAATTACTTGTTGTGATGTATTACTTCCAGTTGTTATAAAACTACCAGTATCAATTGATGTAACACCTGGGACATAGGAGGCTGTTAGAGCATATGAGGATGTTACTCCTATTAGCTGTACAACGGATCCGGTACCATTGGTTATATAATTACCATTATCTGATAGTTGTAGTAGACGCTGGTATGTACTGCTTACGTATTGACCCGTAAAATTGTCTTGAGACATCGTAACATTTTATTATTTTAACTTCTTAATAACACCTTCTACTATAGCCCTTTTTTCTGTCTCAGACAAGCCATATTTTTTAGTAAATATATTGCCAAGTAATTGTAGTGTTTTTGTATGTTCTTTAATATTAGCTAATGTTATATTCTTCTTTTCTAACGCCTTTAAAAACTGTGTTGCTCTTTCGTCAAGCTGATGTTGCTGAGCCATTACCACAGTTACTTTTTTCTCTGTTAGTGTTTTTGTGGACTGGTTAGACACAACTTCAACAGTTACTTTTTTATTTGTTTTAACATTATAAGTGTCACTCCAAGGCTCAAAATAAGTATCTTCTGCGATCACCTCCAACTTCACTTTACCGGAATCGGTCTCTGCCAATAAGCTTTTTAGTTTCTTTACTGGAATTCTGCACTTGCCATTTTCATCTATCTTGCCATAGAATAACAAATTATAGTTACTTGATTCTAAAACCAATCTAGCTCTAGAATCCGTTAGTTTCGCTCCTTCTAAATCAAGCTTACATTCAAAAACTTCTTGTTTGTCTGTGTAAAAAGTATACATATTATCCTATTTTATTTACTTGTATGTGCAGTACTTCTTGTAGTACCAATTCAATGTCTTCTGCTGTGATTTTTATTCCTTTCTGTCTAGATTTCTCTTCTTTGAAATCCTCTCCTTTTACTCTAGCTATAAGCTTTATTATAACTTCTTTCTTTTCGGGTTTTAGATGTTTATAAGCATCGTGATAATCCTTGTGACCACCACTTTTTACACCTTCTAAAACCTCAATAAGAACAAACACCTCTTCCCAAGTATACAAAATTCCTTGTGGATTTTTTGCATCATCCCATTGGATAGGATATTCTGTTTGTTCCCAAGTAAGATATTTTTTTACTTGAGTCATTTAATTATAAATATGCAGTATTATAAACTTCCACTGGCTAATCGCTCACTTTCATCTTGATAGTTCATAGCGTCGTATTGTCTTATAACAGGATTCATGCCAGCTGATTTTTCTGGTGCTTGATTACTTAATTTCTTGACTAAAGAATCTGGTACAATATATCCAAATACATTCAATGAAAAAGTGCTTCTTACTATTCTATCGTTATCAGTTTGTTGATCTGTTGTTGATGTTATGTTATCTACTTTAGTTCTAAACTTAAACCTTTCTTTGTCTCCCCAAAAGCTACCCTCACTATATAGTATAGATTCTAGTAACCCATTCATGTGCTCTACGAAGTCTGTCCATACAATCACATCATAAACAAGATTAATGTATTCTGGTACCACTACTCTGTATGTTGTTGGTTGTGGTTTTTGATTAGTCAATAGACTAAACTGATCATATCTATTTTCTTTAGTGTAGCTAGATTGAACTGTGTAGTATCCAACTGGATTGTTTGCATCTACCTTAGATCCTAGAGTCCTGTTCTTTTCAATACTACTTCTTCTATAAGCAATAACAGGGCTTAATATTTTACCCTGCTTATCTTTCATAAATCCATCTGCTCGAACACTTTTCCACTTTTCAGGTGAACCATACATTACCGGTACTGGTATTTCCTTTTCAAATTCTGTTATAGTTGGTCTTATAATATTGTCGAAATAATATTTAATTGCAAAATCAATGTCATATAATCCTATTTTTAATTCAGGATTACTATCATTGTCTCTTCGTACTTCGTTAGTGCGAGGTTGCGGTTCTGGTTTTCCAGTTGAAATTTCATACTGCGTTGCAGGTAATCTTTTTCTATTATACATTCTGACCTCCTCTTGCGTTTACAATTTGTAATTTTGACACTCTTGTAAAGTGTCCAACACAAACAATAGAAAAACTTTCACCAAACTCAGGCCCAACATCTTTTGGATAGTCTGCATCTTTACCAGCTACAAACTGATTTTCGTTTATGTTATCAATCTCATAGTAATTACCTCTATTCTCAACTATATCTCCTACTTCAGGCCATAAACTAAGTTCAACCAACATTCTATGTAGGAATTTAAATGTATAATTTTGGCTTGCGTCTGCACCAAATTGATCATCCACATTAAATGTTTGATCACCTCTTTCAATTAAGCAAGAGGTTCTTACTGGTGCATTATATACTTTATTCTGAGAAGCTTCTCCATATAAATTAGATGGTGTATTTTCCAAATTAATTTGGTAATAATCCACTTCCTGTTGTATTACGTCATTGAGTAGTTCTTTATTGATGTTAACGAACATACTAATGTCTCTTGAACTCCCAAATAGTGCCATGTTATTTTATGTATATAAGTAAAGGTACCTTCGACAGCTGGTAGTTCATTGCTGTTGCAATTGCCTGCTCTTGTTCCATCTGTCCCTTTCTAGTCATTGCTTCAAGGCTTTCTTTAAGCTCAGTTATCAATGCTGCTTTATCCTCTCTACCTTGTGTGATAAGATCTGCTCCATTTAAAGTGACGTCTGCTCCAGGTATTGGTACAGTACTATATTTTGATCTGATAACTCCTTGTAACTGGGTTGCTAATGCTAGTGTAAACTTATAGATCCAAACTTTACCAATCTCTGATAGGGATTTGTATACTGGTTTGCTATACGGTAAGTTGGATAAATCTGATATTACTCCAGCCGGTGTTTTTAGTGGATTTGATCGATCCTCAGTCGTAATATAATCAAAGTTTAAAGTTATTTCTGCGGCTGGTATTGGGAATATTTTTAATTGGTTGTTCTTCAATTCAAATGTATATGCAGATTTTCTGATCTGATCGTTCATTTCAATTGCCTGTATTCTTAATAGATCTGCATACAATGGCATTACTAAAAAACTTACTGCTGGTGACATAGATCCCCAACCAAAAGAGTCTAGCATCTGCTGTGTTCCTGCTCCTGTTCCAACGTATGGATCAAAGTATCTTGCAATTGCCGGTGTGAAATCGTGATAGATTCTTTTAACCTCTATATGCTTACCTGGCTCTTTTGCATTAGCCCAAAGTAGGTCTAAATCATAAGCCTGTACATCAGGTTGTAGCATTATTGAACCTGTCTTCCAAGTTACATTACCACCACTTCCCGCTTCTGTTCCATAGTTTTTTGCCAGGTCTACCGTTCTTCCTAGATTGGTTGATATCAATCTATTACTTAAATTAGAACCAGTTGATGCACCTTGCAAAGCCATCATATAGTCCTTTGCGTTGTACATATTAATATAGTGTCCAAACTCTGTTACTGCCTCCTCAAAGCATGCATAAAAATTTATATCCTGCATCTCTACAGACATAATTGGATAACCTAACTTGTTAGCACACCAATTAGCAACACTATCTGCATCAGCTGCAAAGGAAGTATCCAGATCATAAAAACCAAAGGGTGTTGGTCTACTTCCTGTTGATGGTACTTTGTAATATGATGCTGACATAGCTGCAAAGGAGCTACTTCCAGGCCAAATAGGTATATTCATTGTTATTTATTTCTGTGTAAATATAATTAGTTTCTGTATTCGTCATAGATCTTAATGATTGGTTCCACAATCGCATGTCTATGATTTGTTTTCAAAGTAACTACACAAAATCCTGGTACGTCTTTTAAATGTTTACAGATAAAGTCGAATCCAGATAGTTTTCTGTCTTTTAAATCGATCTGGGCTGCATCACCACATAAAAGCATTTTACTGCCCTTACATAGACGACCTAGTACAAGTTCCATCTGCCTATCCGTTATGTTTTGTGCTTCATCTACAACAACACAACAATTAGATAAATTTCTACCTCTCATAAAGCCAAGTGGAATAACTTCAATTGATCCATCTGTTATATGCTTATCAATTAACTCCTTGTTATACAGCCTATACATATTGTCATATATAGCTGCTGTGTATGGAGCTAACTTTGCATCCTTGTCTCCTGGTAGGAAACCAATCTCCTCTCCTGAGGAAACTGCTGGTCTTGTTAAGATAATCCTCTCTACTTCTTTTCTAAAGAGTAAGTCGAGTGCAATATTAGCTGCGAGCATACTCTTTCCTGATCCTGCTGATCCCCGTAAAACTGTTATTGTGCTATTAAGAATGTCGGCTTTTGCCTGCTTCTGCTCCTCATTTAAGTTGATTAAAAATTTAATTGGGTTTTTCAACCTCTTTTTTAATGCTTCGCCGTTTGACTGTTCCATAGATTTTATTTACTATAAATAGTATACTGAACCTATTTATACTAAAAATAATATGGAATCAAGATCACATCATTCAAGATTAGCTAACCAAGTTAATCAGCCAAGCTTGGCTCAAAAATCATTTAACCATCACACCCAGTTCTCTGGTATTAAGCAGAATGGATTTCAGAAGATGCAAGGTCCTAGTACTAGTGTTGTTAATTCTGTTAACATCAACACCAGACTAAAGTAACCTTTACTTTTTTTAAAAAGAAAAAGCCCCATTTTTTAAGTGGGGCTTTTCTATTTATTGCTTATTGGTTGATTAGATCAAGTTCAAGTCTGCAACGTACACCTTACCATAAAACTCGGGACGTGTTACCACTTTTGCGTAACGAGTCATCACTCCACGACGAGGCGTAAAGTTAACTGGATCGTACACAAGTGGAGTAAGCATTAATGGAACATAAGGAGCATACACAGCACCAGTCTCAAGGAACTGATTACCACGGTATCCCATAAGGATTGTGTTTTCAGTCATGTATGGGTTTTTGTACACTGTGTAACGGCCAGTCATCGAACCAACCTTTTGAACACCCATGTTGTAAGTCATCTTACTACCATCACCATCTGCAGCATATCCTGGGATTGACTCAAGGATTGTAGATACGTTTGGAGAACATACAAGGAAGTTAGCACCACCACGTAATGTCTTAGCGTGAATTTGGTTACTTACTTTTTGTAATTTAGTACCAAGTGTTTGGAACCAAGTACCTTGGATGTATCCTGTACCTTGGTAAGTGGTATCAGTCGTGAATGCATTTGATCCATTCCACTGGCTACCAACTTTAGCTGACCAGTAATCAGTTGTTGCTGCAGCACTAATCAACATATCAAGAATCTCAAGATCGATTTCCATCGATACGTATTCTGATAACATTGAAGTTAATTCTGCTTCAGCATCAATTGAGTGATAAGCATTTAAATCTTGAGCAAATTCTGGTGTCCAGCTTGCTTTTAATTTACGTGTCTTAGCAGTCAATGCAATTGAACGCATTTGCAATTCAATCTCAGGGATGTTTAGATCTGTATCCATACCACGGCTAGTTGAACTAACTGGTTTTGCTTCAAAATCACCACGTGCATCATTAGTTGGCTGCTTAGAGTAGATAACATTCACATTAG